CATAAAGCAGTTGATTTATAATCCTGCGGTAAACCTCTTGTGTTGGTTTCGTGCGAAGATATTGCATTCATCCAAGCTTCCATTGAGTTACGAATTAAGAAATCCTCATCATTAATAATTGTTGCGTCCCAAGTATCAAAAGTTCTATCAGCCGCAAAGTTCATTGTTCTTCCAAAATAAGAAACTGAACCTGTAGTTACAGTACTTGCCGGAATACCTGTAGAAGACTTTGCCATAAACGGCAATTTAAAATCTGCTTCAGGAGCCACTGGATTCAAAATTTGAATTTGGAAAAGGTTAGCACGAGCGCCACCACCAGTTAACTGGGATTTGAACTCATTAATATTAAATGCCATTCTTTTTCTCCTTTATTTAAAAATTATTTATTATGTTAGTGACCCAACGATTTCTTCAAATTCCACTCCGCTTCTTGTAGCAACGAAGGTTAATTCAATTACATTAATTGAACGTGCAGGCTTAATAAAGATATTAGCTCTGAACTTACCTTGGTCAATAACTGAAGGAGTATTTACTGTACTATCAGATATTACTCTAAAATCAACAATTCCTCTTTTACCTTGAATGTCTCTTAAGAATGGTTCAACAATTCCTTTGAACTGAGCTTGAGTAAACTCGTCGTTCAATTCAAATAAGAATGATTCTGATGCGTTAGCAATCGCCTTTTCAACTGCGATAAACAATCTTCTAACATTAATACTATCAAACGCACTGTTAGCGCCAAGTCCTGTCTTATCGCCGAATAGGACAACGCCTCTTCCTGCTTGTGACATTACTGGGTTAACCTCTGCACTGTATAGTTGGTCTCTTTGAGGTTTGTTAGGATTGAACGCAAGTTTTACAACATTTTTGATTACACCCTTACGGAAACCGGCAGGAGATTCAAAAGGTTCAACTCTTGAAGCACAACCTGCGATATCACCGTTAAGTGGAGTATATCTGTATACATCGTTATATCTGTCGTATCTATATTTGTATCCTGAGTCAAATACTGCATAAGAAGAACTTGGAATTGAATTCTTAAATGCAATAATATTTGCTAATTTTGCTTCGGACTTGCTTTCGTCTACAACGTCAGACTTGGCAGGCGAAATAAACGCGATACAATCTCTTCTGTATTCAGTGATGTTTGAAACAATATATGTTCCTACATTACCAGCATCGTCAGATTTACCACCTAATACGAATGAAACATCAATTTCATTTGCATTCTTAAATAAATCGTAACCGCCTGCTAGGTCAGCAAGTGTTGCTAAAGATTCAGATCTGCCGTCTGTTCCACCAACTAAACTTTCGTAACTGCTTACTGAACTTGCTGCTTCAAAATGAGCTGTATTAGCAACTTTAACCCAAGAAGATTCTTGGTCAATTACTTCTTTATAGTAATTTGTTTTACCACTTGAAAGTTTTGCTGTTGAAGAAACTGAAACATCAGAATATAATTCTAAGATTGTTCCTGCTTCACCACTGATAGCACCATCTTCGTCAATAACAGCAATATGATAATTTGCATCTGCAGGCTTCTTAACAAAATTCTTTGCATATGCCCACTTTCTGGTAATACTTAATTTGTTAAGACTTGATTCTGCAAGCAAGTAATTGCTTTCAAATACGATATCATAATGGTAAGCTGTTGTTAATGCAGTGTTTGCTGTAACATCTCCATTTGTATCTCTTTGTTCTTCAGTGACTGTTTTTACGACAAGTTCTTGATATCCAATGGATTGGTTACCAATTTCTAAAACATCTCCTACTGAAATTTCATTATCACCGTCTAATTGATTTGCCGGTAATACTTCAAACTGAACGTTTGCTTGATTAAAATTAATTGCATGAGGGGTTTCTTGTTGTTCAGAATTACCTGTGATTCTTGTAGCCGGGATTTCAGCTTCTGAAATTACTTCTACTTCAAACTTATCACCTCTTGCATATGCTACTTCTACTGAATTACCCAGAGCTCCTGGATAAATTGCATCAAACGCGCCATGAACGACATTGTTTGCGTCAGAAGTATCGGTTGCAGAAGCAGTAAGTGCTCCATTATCAACCCTTGCTACATATAAAGCATTTGCATATGAAAGATAATCTGCAGCCACAAAGAATGTTTCATAGTTGTCATCGTTTGGTGTTCCAAAACGATCCACTAATTCATTCTCTGAAGAAATCAGAACTGCTTCACCTACAGGACCCCATCTAAATACCCCTGCGTGTGCTGCAGGTGGTGTTGCGATGGCAGGAACCGATGCTGATGCGTCCACCTCTCGAACAATTACGGAAGGACTTACGGAAAAAGCCATATTATTCTCCTTTAATATTATCTATTTAAACCTATTTACTAATTTATAGTTATCACAGTTTTATTTATAATAAATGAAATTTATATCTCAAAACTTCTTTCTGGTCTGTATTCAATCCATCCATGTTCATCAGGTTGTGGATCTCCAGTATCAATAAATCCAAAAGGTAGTAATTCTTCATCAAGCTGTTGTTCTGTTTTTTCTTTTAATGCCGCTAAAGTATTAATATCCGTTAATTCTCTAAAGAATCTCTGGTCAGACAACCAAGCAAATAAAACTAAATTCATTACGAGATCGTCGTTCCATCCGGATTCTGCCTCGTAAGAATTACCTCTTTTACTAAATCGTGATAACTCCTGTATTGTATTATAATCTTTTACTATTAACTGATTTTGTTCAATTAATAGCTTCAATATAGAACAACCTTTTGATTTTACACTTCTTGTTGTTCTTATTCCATGATCTGCGCGCTTCCCTCCAAAACCACTTGAAACTTGTTTACCAGCTCGGCCGGCGTTTTCAGTGAAGAGAAGATTCTCATAGCCGTAGTCCATTAAGAGTACATCAGAAACCTGCTCACCGATGTCATTGATTTCTACTAAGATTGCACTCTCATTATACATCAGCCCTATTCTATATATAACTGAAGCAAAGTCTACTGGACTTATGGTATTATCTTGGAAACAACAAACCTGCTTATAAGGCATTTCTGTTACATCCAACATTGTAAAAGTTGAATAGTCGAGACCTTTACCTCTCGATACATCAACTGTCATAACATATGAGTGACCTGGTATTGCTTTTTCATATTGCACAATACCTTCACTTTCAGTAATTGGTCGTGACGGTGCAAGTTCTTTGAGTTTGGCTCCACTTATTAGAGTACCTGAACTACCTAAGAACTGACAACAATATTCCTGCTCAAACTTTTCTTGGTCAAAATCTAACGCCTCTAACGTTTCATCTTTCCACTGTTCGTCTCTACCAGGAACGTCATACCACATAACCTCAACATATTCATAACCGTTTGTACCTTCTTTGGCACCTTTACAAGTTTTCCAAAAATGGTTCAAACCATTTGGCGTTGAAGTCATTAATAACTTTGTACTTTGACCTGATGAAATTGTTGGATATACTGAAGCAAAGAATTCATCAAATCCTTCAATAAACGCGACCTCATCAAGGTATAGGAACGAAATAGATTTACCACGAATTGCTGAACTTGTTGTTGTTCCTGCGTAAATCTTACATCCGTTCTCTAATGTTATATTACCTTTATTCCATTCTTCAATACCTTGCTGCATCCATTTAGGTAAAGCTTCATAGGCAAGTTGTATTCTTCCGAGTACTTCCCTTGCTGCATCACCTTTGTTTGCTAATATCGCAACGGTCTTAAATTCATTAAATAAGATGTAGTGTAATATAACCGCAGTTGCTGTTGTGGTCTTTCCACTCTGTCTTGCAGTTAATACAGCAACTCTTCTACTTTTTGTAATCTTTTCTGTAATTTCTTTTTGATAATCATACATATCCAAATTGACTAAACCTTTATCAACATGGACAATCTTAATATAATTCTCAGCAAAATAAACTGGATCCTCGGCACACTTCATATACTCCTTAAGCATTTCAGGAGTGAACTCAATTTGTTCTCCTACCTTTTTGAGATATGAATTACCTAAGTATCCGCGGTCTATCATTCGTTATTATCGCCTTTAATCATCTTTAATAAATCGGCGGTAGAAACTATTAAATTATTATTCGTAACCTGTGTGGAAGGACCTGTCTCTTCTTCTTTAGCATATCTTTTCTTTGTTGACATTTCAACATAATCTTTGTTTGCGTCGAGTAATGTTTTCATTAATGTAGATACAACCTCAAATGCTCGAGGAGATTCAGATTGTTTCGCAATTGATGTCATTTCTTTAACTGCGTCATCACCTAGATTAATAATATTCTCGATGTTAGCTTTTGCTAATTCAATGTCTTTTAAATTTTCCTCTGCTTCTTTACTTACAACAGCAGGAACTTGAGCTACACTTTCTTGCGGTAGATTCTTTACATTATCTACACTTTCTGCAAGTTCAGCATCTTCGTTAGTTGAAAAAGAATTTATTGGAAGGTCAGGAAGTTTCTCTGGATTTAATCTATCCAAAGCTTCTTGTCTTTCTTCTTCAGCTTCGTCCAAAGGTCTCATATTAAGTGCTTGTGCTATTTTATCATCAGTCATAATATTATTTATCCTTCCGCAGTCATCTTCCAATCGCCGTCTCTGTTAATCCAGGCACAAGATTTTCTTAAACCTGATGTACTAAAACGGTGATCTCTTTGATTGAAAAATAGTTCAATACTTTTCTTTTGACAAATATCTTTTCCTGTAAATTCTTTATTACGATATTCTTCACCTAGAATACGAACATGAATTGTATATAATTCCAATATATCAATTAAGTCTTGTTCTGTTTTATAAGGAATGATTTCATCAACATAACTTACTGCTTTCAATTGCGTATATCTTTCAACGATAGTTTGAATAGGAGGGTTCTTTTCTTTTGGTCGGTCAATAGAAGGATCCATTTGTAATCCTACCATCAAATAATCACACTGTTCTTTTGCATCTCTCAGCATTTGAACATGTCCTGCATGAAGTAGGTCAAAGCTACTACAAGTAAATCCAATTTTCATAATATTATATTCCTAAATTAACTGGGTTCAGTATCTGATATCTGTTCGATATAATCCCAGTCGTCATCAAATTCAATTAAACTAAAGTCAACGGTTTGAGTGATGTCAGATGTTGCTACATTATTTGCTGTCATACCAGGTTGAATTGTTTGGAACTCTTCAAACGCAGTATTCGCAACAGTATCAGTAGCATATCTTGTATCAATAAATCTTATAACTTCCTTATCTCTTTCAGGACCGAAGAACCAACCTTTCATATTAAAGTTCAGTGTATATAAAATACTACGTCTTTGTGTAAAGGCTTCTTCGTAAATGTCCTCTGATTGAACATCACTTAAAATAAGTGGTACATCAATCGGTTCTAATCCTTCAATCAATCTTACTGTACTCGTAA